CCTCGGACTACGATCGGCCTGTCATTATCACATAACGTCTCTGACTTCGATATGACAAGTAATATGTCATCTGTGTATGATTCAATTTGGCAATCAATGATTCTTCATAGGCAGAAGGATCATGTGATAATTCAATGAAAAAGTCTAGATTGTCAAATAGAGTCTTCATAGGACGCGACGGATTAATAGGTAATATTTTAATATCCCTATCCGTTCGTATCTCGATAGTCTCCTCTCCTGACCCATCTTTGGATTCTATAGAACCCTTTGAATCTGAGGATATGTGAGTTGGGGAGGTGATACGTGTATGTGCTAATACAGGTCGGTCTAATGTAGTAAGTTCGCGTAACTTATGAGTGGGAATATTAATATTTTCATTTATCCCCTTAGTTACGTGACTAACCGAGCTTATGTGGTTGGGTTGTACCCTACCTTCTTTACGTTTAACAAGTTTAAATGTAGAGCCCCTAACCTTTAGTGGCTGGCCATCCCAGTTAAATACTGGTGTTTTAAGTAAATGTACTAAATCTGTGGCAGCCCAATCGGGAACAAGATCTCCTTCTTTGAAGTCTTTCAAAGATTTATTTATATAAAGACTACATTTATTAGAAGATATAGGAGATCGGAGACGAGTACCTGGAAGGAAACGATGCATGATTTCCTTCGGCCAGTGAGATAGGGCATATAAATCACTTGATCCAGGTGTGTTACGCTCAGGTATTTTACTAGTAGTAACATTGCATAGTGCTGCCTGAGCTAATCTTTTTCCCATGAGAGTATTCACAACATCATCAAGTTTAACTCCTTCGTTAGTTCTGACCAGTGCGTCGCTGATGAGGAATATCTCTCTTGCCTCTTTGCGCAAGAAATGTGGTTGTTCACATATTTTCCACCACGCCATAGAATAACTAAGTATTTTTCTACGCTTAAGGCGGTCTGTGGCGGTGATTGCGCCTGCAATACGTCTGTAAAGATTGTTTGCATTTTGAGGACCTGGAAGCCCTGCTCCACCGAACTCTTTAGGCCATTGCACTGGAATTTTTCTTTTTAAGAGAATTTTTATTGATTCCCAGTGTATTCTTTTTGTAATATTCATAATGGCTTTACGTTCGGGAGCATTTCTTGCTCGCTGGTATTGCTCTGTAATAACGTCACCTAGTCTCATCCATACCGGAGTTGTTTTATCAAGTCTTCGCCCGGATACTTCATCGGGGAAAGTGATGATAGAAATCCTTGGGCGCGGGTGATGAGATATCGAAGTTTTAAAAGTATACTTCGGCTTGCCTCTGATTAATCCCGCTTTCTCAGCTAAAGATATTGTAGGTCTGTAAACTTCAATAGATTCATCCTTATGGACCTTTCTGAGAAAGTATTCATATACAAATGAAACACCAACACGGGATTTACTTGTCTTCGTTTTATTAATAACGAAGCCAACTGACTCAAGTATTTCAGTATATTTGTCGAATGTTTCTTGAGTCCAGTGTGCAGCATGATCATCTCCAAATATTAATGTAGATTGTAAGTTTTTATAATATATTTGTTTGGAGTGATGTGACGTTAGAGCACAGGCTTGGTAGACACAATAGATGTGTAGCCAGTTAAGGATAGAGAAAGAGAGTGGCATACCCATTTGGGTACCCCTCTTTGTAGTGTTGACAATTTTATAATATTCTTGTCCCTTCTGTCCTTTCTTCTTTACTATATCAACTGGCCCAACACTCATGAGTGCTAGTTCCCTTTGGACTTCGTTCCATCCCAATGCATTTGCAAAGCCGTTTACTACGGCTTGTGCAGCTGTGCGCCTGATGTAATTAGTTGCTGATTTGAGATCTGATGCAAATAAAAATCGATCTCCTTCAGTGCTCACAGTAGAAAGACGCTTAGACATATTTTTATAATTACAATTAAATGCGTCTTTGCACATGGGATGCAATCTGGTGATACGGGTCATTTGATCCGATAAGGGTTTTAACATGGCGTTGAAATAAGCATCACCTTTTCCTACTACCCGTGCCTTGTTACCCTTTACGAGGACAGTTTTCATCTCTATCTTTGGATGGGGATTATTTTGTTTATAATTATTAAATTCCTCGAATATTGTTTTTCTCCAGATTGCGCTAGGAAGTCCTTGGAAACTAACGTGTTTTGGTATGTTTGATGGTGCTTCGACTGTTCTAGTTCTAATATTTTCTTTAGCGATAGCTACCCACATACCAAAATCCTTGTGGTGTATTAAGAATTTCATAGACATAGGTTTCTCCCCAACAATCTTCCAAAAAGTTTTTTGTTTTTGGGGTAAAAGAGACGTTATAGCCGTCCGCCCACGTTCGATCTTCTGTTCAATTGGATCTTTTATATTTAGATATCTCATTGATTCTTGAACGCTGAAGATCTCGGCCCAAAGAGCTCTTGCTTCTTTGTCGTCCGGGTTCCGCATACATATTTGCGGTAATGAAACCTTGTTAACCCAGGATTCAACACGTTTTCTTATGCACTCATAAGTGCCACCTTTCGAGCGTGATGTCTGAAGACATCCTGAGACATTTTGGAAAGGCGTAAACGTAACATCGGCAAGATGTTTATGCTTTTTAAGTATTGTTGTTACGCCTTCGGATATTGTTTTTGTTATATTATCTAATGTCTCATTGGGTACGTTAGCATCGTTGCCGTGAGTTAATTCTTTAAGAGTATCTTCCATTGCTCTCTTGGCAACTGATGAATTAGGGTCAGGTGGAGGAATAGCGCGTGATAAATCAGCAAGCTTCATCATGTTCTTCCATGAACATTGTGATGTAAGCAGGCCACGGAAGTATCTTGAAAGTATTTTACTTGTACTTACCGGTAATTTATGTAAAACTAATTTATCCGCCTCCTTCGCTATATTTTTAAATAATATTACGAGACCCTCGTATCCTCTAGTCGCAATGGTTTTAATAAAATCTAATTCTAGTAATAATAATCCATTTGCGGCTGCACGCTCGTGGCGATTTTGGCGCGACGGAAAGTATATTCTTTGTCTGTCGTGCCGACGTCTAGGGAGCGTTAATTCTATCGCTCCCTTAAGTGTCTGCCACATAAAAGCGCATCGTCTTCTTGTGCGCTTGTCTCCACCTAGTTTTTGTTTACAAAGGTCTAGGTACCTTTGGAGGTTTTTTGGCATGACTGGTATCGTCCAACTTCGGTTGGTTCTTCTACGGATGTTGTAATCGGTAGTTAGTCCTGTCATCAAACTGAACAGTTTACTGAGAGAAGAACTTAGTCTTCCCGGGGCATAGTCTATGCTTCGGCTCTCGTTCATTCTGAT